AGAAGATGGCGGGGGAGATGAAGCGCCTTCGTGACGAGATTGACGCCATGAAAGCGGAGCGAGCTGAGCTTCAAAAGCAGCAAGAGGCGAAGAAGTATCAAGACACTTACTCGACATTTGTTGACGAGATCAAAACTTTCGTGGACAATACAAATGAGTTCGAATTCGTTAAAGCTAATAACGCCTATCATGTCGTCGCTGAAGTTATGCAAGAGCAGTACAACAGCACGCAAGAGGTAATGAGCTACGACGAAGCGAGTAAAATGGTTGAGGACTATTATGAGGCTGAAGCAGAAAAGTTTCTCAAGGTCCCCAAACTAGAGCAGAGACTCAAAGAGCGTTACGCTCCAGCGAAAACAGAGCCCGAGGCGGGGCAAGCAGACGAGGAAGCCAAGGCTTCTGAGAAAACGCCACCCAAAACTTTAACAAATACCCAGGTGCGACGTGCGCCAGGGGATAAGCCCAAGAAGCTTAGCAAGCAGCAGTCTATTGATTTGTTGGTGAACAAGTATGGGAAAAATCTGTTTCGCCAGGAGTAGGATGATTTACTCCTGTAGGGAGTAAATTATGCCAGTATCAACAACTTCCGCCTTGAACCTGACCGAGGTTACAGAGGCGCTTAAAGAACATTATAAGCCGCTGACCATCAAAGACATGGTTTATCGGGACAACCCACTGCTCGCTCTCATGCCTAAGTATGAGCGTTTCGGCGGTGAGAACATGCCAATTCCATTGCAGTACGGAATTGCAAACCGAAGATCGGCAACATTCTCCGACGCGCAGGGTCTTAACTCAGCTACTCGGTTAGAGCGTTTTGTCGTAACCCGTGTAAGAGACTACTCTTTTGCGCGAATTACTGGCGAAACAATTCAAGCAACCGAGGGTAACGCAGATGCGTTCTTGAAGTATGCAACCATGGAGATTGATGGCGCGATCAAGTCACTTACTCGGTCGCTCGCAGTCGCTATGTATGGCGATGGATCAGGAAAGCTTGGAGACATTAAAACAGGTGGCTTGTCCGCAAACACTAACGGAACAGGGCGAACTATTGAGCTAGAGAACGCCGAGAGCGTCACTAACTTTGAAGTCGGTATGACCTTGAAGTTTGTTCAGAGCTTGGCTCATGCTCCTCGTGCTGCTACCTTCGAGATCACCTCTGTAGATCGCGACACCGGTATCCTTACGGGAACCATCGCTAACTCTGCAAACGCAGCGGCCGACACTGACTTTCTTGTCCAACTCGGCGATTATACCCATGCTGGTGGTGACGCAAACGGTAACCCGTTAAAGCTTGCAGGTCTTGAATCTTGGATTCCAGCGGGCACTCCTGCAAACCTTTTCGGTGTGACTCGAACAACTGACCGTACTCGTCTTGCGGGTGTTCCTTTTGATGGTTCTTCGCAGCCAATCGAAGAGGCGCTTACAGGGGCCGCGAGTCGTCTTGCTCGTGAAGGTGGGTCTCCAGACGTTTGTTTGATGGATTTTACTCAGTTTAACAATCTTGAAAAAGCCCTTGGGTCAAAGGTTGTTTACGACAAAGTAAGCAGCGACGATGCCGATATTGGTTTTCAGGCACTTACAATCATTGGACCGAAGGGACCGATCAAGATTGTTGCTGATCAAAACTGCACTCCAAACGTTGCGTACATGCTTCAAATGGACACTTGGACACTCAACAGCCTCGGGCCAGCTCCAAAAATCCTTGATCTTGACGGTAACCGTATGCTGCGAATTCATAACGATGACGCTTATGAGCTTCGGGTTGGTTTCTATGGTAACGTTGCTTGCACCGCACCAGGATACAACAGCCGAATCGCTCTAGCATAAGGAGAGTGAAAGATGGCTAACAGAACTTTTTTCAACACCCAAGCGGTCAACCGCGAGGTAAAATTTTTATCTGTAGTTGGCAAAATCGTGGGTACAAGCTCTAGCCCCACCCATGCAGTAACGCTCTTTCAGGGTGACCCTGATGATGCTGATACTCCATTGGCTTTTGGCGTAACGGCTACTGCTGACCTAAGTGGCGGTACGAATAATGTAATTTTTACATTTCCAGAAACTTATAACGGTCTGTTGGGCTTGCATTATACGCCTAAGAATTCAGCGGCTCCCAGTCATGTTACAGACGTAAATGACAAGATCTCCAACAAAGATCATAAAACAGTAATCTTGCTATTGAATGCAGCAATGGCGCAAGATGATCAGTTTTATGTAACGTTTGTCCTTAAGAACACAAGCGTGACACGCTGATGAAGGGCAAGGGCAAAGGTCTTGCGGTTATGATTCTGGAGAAAGCCAAAGGCAAAGATGCCGATGGCTCTTCGGGTGATGATTATGATAAGGCCATGGAAGATGCGGGAAAGCGCATGATTGATGCGATTAAGGGTGAAGATGGAGGTGCGTTCATCGAAGCCTTAAATGACTATCAAGACATGCGTTAAGGAGGGGGTATCGTCATGGCGAATATTAGATTCGATACGTTAAGTACGAGAGCAAAACGCCGTGCCGATATGGTCGGCAGCTCATTCGTAAGTGATGAGGAGATTAAGGACTACCTTAACTCTAGCATTGCTGAGCTGCACGACTTCCTGGTGAAGAGTTACGAAGACTACTTCGTCTCTACAAAAACTTACAATGCTCCTTTGGCTGAAGCTGGCGCAGATTTGCCAACTTCTTCTGATGGCGGCGGAGAGTTTTATAAGGCTTTGGGTGTTGATTTTGACTCCGGTGGAGCAACGTCAACGCTCAAGTCTTATTCTTTCTCTGATCGAAACATCTACAACACGCCATACACCGTTTTCGATCAATTGGCGCGTCCAATGTACAAGATTGAAGGCTCAAAGATTAAACTGATTCCTAACAATTCTCAGTCTGGAACTTTGACTTTGTTCTACGTGCCAGTTGCTCCGGCCTTTCCAGATACAACTGCTTCAAATGAAATCAACTTTGTTGTCCCTGGCTATGCTGAGTACGTGGTTGTGGCGACTGCAATCCGTATGTTGATGAAAGAAGAGTCTGACGTTTCTGCTTTAGAGCGTGAACGTCAACAACTCGCTAGTCGTATTATTCGAGCTATCACGCCGCGCGATGCCAGTGGCTCAGACTCAATTCGAGACGTGCGCAAGGCTCGCTTTAGAAACGACTTTATTCTTCGCTACTAGGGGGTAAGCCATGGCGACATTTGTCAGCCAGTTTCATCTAAGCGAAGAGACAGATTTGTTGCAGCGAGGTGTTCGTGACTTTGCTGCGAAAGTAAGTGATTCAGACATTGTTGATGGTGTTATTGTCGCAGATGTCGACTTAAAATCTGGTGAGAATAATGTTGTTGGCCACCCATTGGGTAGGCCGATTGTGGGGTATATAGTCGTAAGGTCGAATGCCAACTCGGTTGTATTCGATGGCGAAAAACCTGCGACAAAGCCAGCAAATGAATTCACAGTTCAGTGCTCCGCTGATGTCACTGTAACCTTTTGGGTGTTCTGATGGCGTTAAATAAAAACACAGTCTCTTTACCGTTTGCGCTGGGGCTTGACGAGAAGTCATCTGAAGATACTGCTCAGCCAGGTAGTTTAGAATCATCGTCCAATGCGGTCTTTGATAAATCAGGCCAAATACAAAAACGAAATGGATTTAAGACACCAAACACAATCGCGTCCAAAACGGCCAACTACACCTTAGATGCAGGTGTAAGAATTGATGAGTTCAACAAAGAACTTTTGATTGCTGATGGCACTCGTGTGTGTAACATTACCGAGCCTGACAATGTGAATCGCGCAACAGTTGTAGGCACGCTTCATAACATAAATTTCGCAAAAGAAGACGCGCACTCTGTGTCGCTTAACAACGTGGCAAATGTAAAGCATTTGCCATTTGAGCCAGTCTCAGAGCACTTTGTTGACATCTTCGTTATGACCCAAGGAAGTAACACTTCTTGCACTCTAGACTTAATTGTTAGGGATAGGGAGACTGGATCTCTCGTGCAGACACTGGGGTTGAACGGGGGAGCCGCAGCCACGTTTAGCTCCTCTGGAGCAAACAATTTTACCCCTAGTTTGCATATGGTTAAAGTTGGGACAACGGTTTTTATTGTTTTCAACAGATACAACACGACCAATTCTCCTATCGTTTACCAAAGGCTTTCTTATGATTCTGGTACCGACACATTTAGTGTTACCGGTCCTCAGTTCCTTAGAAACTCATCTGGCACTAACC